AAGGTTAATGGCGGTCCATACTTTATGAATAATGACGGCGAATACGTTCCTATGGGCTACCGTGGAAGATTTAGTGTGCAGGGAGTTGATGACAAGGGTATCTTAGCATGGAGTACGGAAAAAGATGGTGGTTATTGTCACATTTATATGGGACCAACTTATCATGATAAAAATACTGGCTTGAGAAAAACTCCGCATACTCTACTTAAAATCAAAAAGAAAGAAGAAGTATGAACAAAAAAACCATTCAAGAATTATGTGATTATAGAAATCAAATTCTTAAATGCTTAGAATCTATTGAGAATATTTTGCAGCAAAATAAGGAGTGCGAAAAAGAATATTATCTTGCTCATTCTCACTATGTTCCACAGATTGTTACGGCTCTTATTAACGATTCAAATTGGCTACCAAGAGGAGAATATACATTACAGAATACTATTGATAATCTAAATGATCAAATTTCTGATAAAAATGTATCCTCAAAAGGTGTAAAGAAATACATATTCTAATTGGAGATATTATGGGTATTTATGCAGTAACTAATTTGGATGCTTATGCTGATGAGATGAGAATAGCAGCAGCAAATAGCATTAGTAAAGATTATTCGGAAAATTTAGATGATTTTATTACTATTCATCAACTCAAGAATTTAATAAAGCAATATTCTTCTGGAATAGATGAGCAGAATAGAGTTATTTTAGATGATGATACTATTGATGATATTTTTTATACAACCGCCGATTGGATTTATGGAGTAGCCTTATCACGATTAGCATCTAAAAATCTGATAGAATGCGCTTGGGATGATAAGGAAAATAATATGGTATTTTGGGTTAATCATAATGGAGAAAATGATGGGCCTAAGTCAAGATCAAATAATGCAAATTCAGACTCAAATTGATAATATAAAAGAATATGTAAATTCTGAGATATGCAAAATGTGCGAAGAAATGAAAACTAGATTAGTATTGTGTGAGAATTTATTAAATGAACACTCAAGACCAAATATGGATAACACAGAATCGGATTCATGAACTGAAATTAAATATCGCGTCCGAGTATAATGTAGACTATAAAAAATATTACGAAGAACTCACCTTTTTAGAAAAAAAATTAAAGGAACTATATATTCAAGATGAATGTGATAGACAGTCTTAAAGGACTTTCCGTTAGCGATGTTAAGCAGTATTGTGAGAAACAAACAATAGATGCTATAGTTGCTATGGTAAATATAGAAGGAGACTTTAATATTAGCACTATGATTCGTAATGCTAATTTTTTTGGTTTCAATAAAGTATATAATATTAGTCCAAAAAAAAGATGGGATAAAAGAGGTAGTGTTGGAACACATCACTATACTACAATACAGCATTTTTATACTGAGGAAGATTTTATAGAAAATAATAAGGATAGAACAATTATTGCTGTAGAAAATAATATTCCAAATTTTGCGAATAAAACTATCGATTTATTTACAAAACATAATCTTTATTATCAACCAGTTTTTGTGTTTGGTTCAGAAAATATTGGTTTAAGTGACTATATTCTAAAAAATAGCGACGAAATTATTACATTACAAAACTATGGTAGTGTAAGGTCACTAAATGTTGGCACAACAAGCGGTATAATAATGTCATATTACAGACACTTATATGAATCAATATTATGAGATCTGATCCACTAACCATAATTTTAATTGGATGTTTAATCTCTTCAATTGGATTTAATATACTAGTTTCTCATAGAAACTATGAATTAGAACAAAAAAAGAATAAACCAATTATAATTATCTTAGAAAAAGAGTCGTGCTTAGATGCTAATTTAGTTCTTATTAAGAAGGGGCCGGTAACGGTATCGATTGGATATAAATTATTATGATTAGCAAGTAGTAGTTGGTCTAAGGCTACTTAAAAATAGACCAAACGCTTTAACTGGCGTAAATCAGTTAGCCCTTGCTGCTTAATTAAGTAGCAACAGTTTTAGGAAGCGATGAAGGTAGCGTCCAAAAAACTGTCGTAAAATCCTTCGGCTGCTAGAATAGCCAACGGGTTCTAGCCTGAGACTAGTTGGTACGGAAAGATGAATGTTGTTTGTTCTTTAGTCTTTTTGAAAATTTATGAACAAAATAAACTTGTAGAGATTATAATAATAGTATCACAAGACATGGGTTCGACTCCCATCCGGTCCAGTAAAATCATGAGTAGAAAAATTTGTAGTTACTGTGGAAAAAGGAAAAATCTAAAAAGTTTTTCTAAACACAGTATGTATAAAGATAATTTAGATACACGATGTAAAAGTTGTGTTAAGAAACATTCTAGGATTAGACATAAGTTACATAAAAGCGCACCAATAAAACCATCAGTTTGCGAATGTTGCGGTAATATTCCTCTAAAATGGGTTTTAGATCACGATCATACTGATGATAGTTTTAGAGGTTGGATTTGTGATAAATGTAATACAGGACTAGGTAAATTAGGAGATAATTTAAATGGTGTAATTAAAGCTGTAAACTATCTGATAGCCTCTAGAGATAGGAAACAAATAGATGAATCTTTACAAGAATTGGATAAATCATCTTAAAGAGAATAATATGACTTATTTACAACATTCAAGTTTTGCTTTATATCATGGCTTTATTTGTTTATTGGCTGGTTTTTATCTTGTAGTTCATGCGTTTTTACCATGTTTTTTTCTTAGAACTGGTAGTGATTTATTGAAAAGATTAAGTCAAAGTTTCAATCAAGATAATAATGATACAATACGCTAAAGGCTATTATAGACGTATAAATAATCAAACATCTATTATTGCAAGAATTAATAGAGAAGAAAGTAAACAAATTCCAATATTTTGCGTCAATCTAGAACGAGCTAAAGATAGAAGATCTAATATAGAAAAAGAATGGATAACTAAATTAAAGTTGAATATTATTTTTTGGAAGGCTTATGATAGAAGAGATATAGAACAAGATAAACACATATTTGAATATGATAAAAATCAAACTAAAATAATTATAGGTAGAGAACTTAGTTCAGGAGAAGTAGCCTGTATTACGAGTTTTGCTTCTCTTTATCAACATATTATCGATTCTAATTTAGAGGAAGTAATAATAATGGAAGACGATATAATTCCATTATTCAATAATAGAAATGAATTATTTAGTATTATACAGCAAGGCAAAGTTGAGTATCCAGATGCGGAAATGATGTTACTACATCAATATCCAAATTTTAGTACAACTCAATGCGACAATCATAAAAGTTTCTTTTCTTTATGTACTAAAGTACCTTGGGGTAATCAGTTTTTTTATGCAAACAAAGAAGGGATTATGGAATTATACAATCTTATTGTGCCGATAAGATATCCTGCCGACTTCCCGCAAAGAAGATTAGCCTCCAAACAAAAAGTAATAATGGTGAATAAACCATTATGTTTTCATCATTGGGGTGGGCCATTAGCAACAACATATATAGGAAATGATATAAGAAAAACTTATAGATTATTTATTGAATAAATTTCTTACGCAAACAGCAATATTTCAAGTTGTAGTTGACAAATGCCGATAAGTGTGATATAGTGGAGGTACACACAGGAGACTATTGGATGACTCACGATTTTGATTATGTTTGGGGAATGGTTCGTGATCTTAGGGCCACAAGCAGTACCATCGACAAGCAAGGAATTATTGAGGACTATTGTAATCATAGTTCTGAGGCTGCAAACTTTGCCAAGAAAATTCTACTCTATACTTATCATCCTCTTTGGCAGTATAACGTCACTAGTGATAATCTCAAGAAGAAAAGTTCGCTAGTCGCCAGAGCAAATAAGTATCACAATAACTTTTTCAAATTGCTCGATGATCTTAGGAGCAGGGTGATAACAGGCCATGATGCCATAGCGGCAGTTAATGCTTTTATTGAAGCGAATGATGAACACGAAGAACTAATCCTTTGCATTATCGACAAAGACCTAAAAACCCGTGCTGGTGATAAGATTATCAACAAGGCTATTCCAGATCATATTCCAGAGTTTAGTGTTGCTCTAGCAGATAAATATGATCCAAATATAGTAGACTGGAAGGATGGATGGTATGTTAGTCGCAAAATTGACGGCGCTAGATGTATTGCTATTGTTGATAGTAATGGTGACACTACTTTCTATTCCCGTACAGGAAAAGAATTTGATACTCTTGGCGTTGTTGCTGGTGGTATTAAGGCTCTTGGTATTACCGATGTAGTATTTGATGGCGAACTTTGTCTTGTGGATGATGATGGTAATGAAGATTTTCAAGGAGTTATGAAGCAACTAAAAAAGAAAGATCATACTATTCCCAATCCTTCATATAAGATTTTTGATATGATTAGTCATGATGAATTTTATAGCAAAATCGGAGAAAAGAATCGTCCGTATTCTACTAGATTGGCAAATCTGACAGAGATTATGACTAAAAATGAATGTCCATGCCTTACTCTGCTTGAGCAAGAATTGATTCATAATGATGAACATTTTCAAGAGTGGGTTAAAGAAGCCGCTGATTATGGTTGGGAAGGAGTTATGCTACGAGCAGACGAACCATATAAAGGCAAGCGCAGCAAAGACCTTCTGAAAGTTAAAAAGTTTTTTGATGACGAATATGAAGTTATGGATGTTGAAATGGGATCATTTCGATATGTTAAGAATGGAGCAGAGTGCGAGGAGACTATGCTTTCATGCGTAACTATTATGCACAAAGATCATCCTGTTCGTGTTGGTTCTGGTTTTAGTATAGAACAACGTCAGGACTTTTACAAGCATCCTAAAAAGATCCTTGGAAAAATTATTACTGTACAATACTTTGCAGAAAGTCAGAATCAAGACGGTGGAATTAGTTTAAGATTCCCAACATTTAAAATTCTACATGGCGAGGCTAGAACAGTTTAAAGAACTGTGTCTTGACAAGCCGATAACTGTAGTATACAATCAGTAGTATGAGCATTACAGCATTTGGAGACAATATGGAAAACGCAACAGAAAAAAAGATTGAGTATACCACTAGCAAAGTTGATGAATTTTTTGCC